AGATGGGGTAGAACCCACCGGAGGCGTTCCAGTCCTCAACTGCATCGTTGAGGAAGGCCAGGTAGTCAGCAGCAGCCGCAGTCGGCCCCTCTAGGTAGCCGGCGTCGTGGCAGCGTACCGCTATTCGTGCCGCTAGGGTTCCAGCAGTCATGGTCCTACCTCATACAATCTCCAGAATCGTGGCGCGTGGCCCGGTTCCTTCTCGTTGGTCTCCCGCAGGCAAATGTAGAGACAGTCGTTGTGCTCCACAATGTCGTCTACGTGATAGAGCACTCCGAGTATCCAGACCTGACTGAACCCCCCTGAAGAGGCTACCAGGCTAACCTGAGAGACCACGTTCATGGCGTCCCCCTTACGGCAGCTTCACGCACAGTAGGGTAATGACTGTGGCGCCCCCCTGAGCAACCGCACTGACCACCCGTATCTTCGACCCCACGATAATCGGGACGACATACGGAGCGGCCGCGCCTGTGTTCAGGAGCGTTACTTGACTAGCTGCCGGCGCCATAAGGGTCAGTCCAGCTACCAGGCGGAACGTGCCGTCGCCTGGGTCCACATTGAAGGTGACGTTCTGAGCGTCCCAGGCGGCGTCGGTTGCAATGCCAACTACCTGGTGGCCCAAGATGTCGCCGTCACCAGAGACAGTTTCGCCGTTAGCAATCGTGACGTTCCTAAAGACATACCTATCCATGTCGGACCTCCTACGTCATGTTTCGTGCCCGCTCCACGAGAGACTCCGGCCCGCCCGGTTGCTTCTCGCCGCGTAGCATAGCGTCGATGTCTGTTCCCGGAGGCAGCGTCGCCTCCTTGGTGCTGGTCTCAATGGTCATCTGCTTGAGCGTGGCCCACGCCTCAGCCTGTGGGTCGTTAGCGTCGCGGCAGATGTCCGGGTGCTCGACGCACCACTCGATGATGTCGAGGTCGTCGGTCTGGAGGATACAGTTCACAAACCGGGCAACCACGTCACCGTCGCGTCGCAGGTCAATCGGCAGTCCGCCCGAGAAGGCGTTAGCCGGCGCCTGGGTCAGCTTGCCCCCCTTCACTATGAACGAGGCGTCCAGAAGGCCGGGAGCTATGAAGGTACGGGTTGTTTCACTCTTCTTGGTCATAACTAGGCTTTCTCCTCTTCCTCTTCACCGACGACGAACCGCTCGTACAGGCCGAGGTGGTCGGGGGTGAGCTTCTGTTCTGCATCTAGCTTCTTTAGGGCCGTCTCGATGACGCCCTTGGCGACCTTGCCCAGCGGAATATCCTTCTCAACATCCTTGGTTGGGTCCCACCGTAGCTGCCCCGCCTCTTGCACGAGCCCGATAGCCGCAGCTTCCTCTTCGGAGGGACCGAGGGCCATCTTGAGTTCGTGGACAATCTTCACCGTAGCGAAGCTGCCCTCGGGTGGCAGGGTGTTCAGAAGGACTAGACGGTCTTTGATGTTCAGCTTCATTACCTCTCCTCGTTACTATGGGAGGGGGTGGGGTCCCATCTACTAGGGTGCACCTGATGGTCCTTGCACCCCCTCCCCTACTTGCCGATTATTCTGTTGTAGGGCTGCCGTTCTCCTAAGACGGCGCCGTCGTTGTGCCAATCAGCCAGAACGGTGTCGCTCCTATCAAGCAGCGAACACAGACCCAATTGTTGTCGTCAACCGCTGGGATAGCGGTGGACTCGACAATGATGCTACCCGCATCGTGGGCAGCAAGGGTCTGAGTAGCAAACTTGAACAGGTGAGGCATCTGGTACGCAGCCACACCGTAGTCGTTCAGGCAGATGAACGCCCGGTTAGCGGAGGCTGTTACACCACCGTTGTTGTCGTTCAGGTTCAGCACGTAGTAAGCGCACTGGACCCCGACACCGGCTGTGTGGTTGACCTCAATCTCTAGGCCGGAAACGTAGCCGTCAACTGGACGGCCTGCACCCGGCATCGAGACCTTGATAAACCCACCAGATACCCAACCGCCATGCACTCCGGCAGGGACAACTGCGACGTTGAAACCGAGAATGTGGTCAGCGTCCTCGCTCAGTGTGCCCGTAAAGGCAATGTCGAGGGCTTCCTCCTCACCATTAACGGTCCTAGCTGCAACGATTACGCTGAGTTGGTCGCCACTGGCATCCCAGAACATGTGGTTCCCATCAGCACTACCGGCCCAATGCCAGTCCTGAAGCCCGGTCGGTGGGTTGATTGTTCCCAACAGCCAGAACGGTGTGTTGGCAGCGCCGTAGACAGAGCGGACCGCAACGTTGTACGGCCAGCAGCCCCCGACGATACCGCCGTCTGCGTTGGCAGCGACTCCCACGTGGGCCAGTATCTTGCTGTCTGACTCCTGCTTCGTGTAGTTCCAGAAGTTGAGCAGGTTTGGCATCTGGAACGCAGCCGTACCGTAGTCACGCAGCGTGATGAACGCTCTGTTGGCAGAGACAGTTACACCATCGTTGCGGTCCACAAGACGGAGGACCGAGTAGGCCGACTGCACTATGACACTTGCCGGGTGTACCACCTCGAACTCTCCCGCTACGCCTGTGCCCTGAACGGCCTTACAGGTAGCAGAAGTGCGTAGTCGAGCGTAGATAGCACTCGCACGGTTGAGGCCGGTAGCTCCATCAGTTATCGGCTCCATCTCGACGACCAACGCAGCCGCCGCCGCAGTCGCAAGGTCGGCGTCGGCTGTTGGAGCATAGAAGATGGAAAGGCACCGCCCCGGCAGAGTCACGCCAACGACAGCCTCGTCAATCGGCGCGTCTCCCCGGCGGTCGAGGTACGCATACCCCTTTGCATCGTAGTTGAAGAACAGGTCTGTCTTCAACCGTGGGTGGATGGTCTCGTCTGGTCCATAGGGGATTTTCTCTTCCCCTGTAATGTAGTCTCTACTCATGGTAGTATCTCCTTACCCTCCCCGTGGCCTTATGCCACCACAGAGAAGTTGTGGATTCTGCCCATGCCCTCGACGCCCTTGACCTTGGCGGTCACATGAGCGTAGTAGTAGCGGTCGATGTACGGTCCAGTCGTGGACACGCTCGTCGGGATAATCAGGTGAGGCCGACCAAGCTGGCCGTGGCATCCCATCTTGATGTTCTCCCGGTTCAGGAGCAGTATCTCGTTCTGGTCTAGGGACGTGTGGAGCAGGAACTCAATCACACCAAAGTCCGTGTTGATGCGGTCGATTGCTACACCACCAGTGGTCGCACCCGGAGCGAGTCGCTCAGCGCTGGAGAACCACGAGGAAACCTTCCTCTTGGCCCACGCAGAGCAGAGGACCGTCCGTGCCATCTTCTCGGGACCGACTGCGTACAGACGGGTCTGGAGCGCGTCGTCCAGGTCCTTGCGGGTCAGAGCGACAGTCGCAAGGTCCGTCACAACGGCGCCGTTCGCGGCCGTAACGTAGTATTTGACACCGCCCGCCTGGGACGGCTGCAAAGCCGTCGAACCCGCATAGCGAACACCGTCAAGCAGAGTCCCCTCTAGCTTGATGAAGTTCTCAGCCACGCAGTTCGCGGCCAGATAGTCCAGGTCGCCGAGCCCGAGGCTGTAGAGTTCCGTCTCCATTCGGTCGTAGGTCACCTGAAGGCCCTCGGTCATGACCTGACCGTAGTTGAAAGCCATACTGAGGATGGCGCCCGGCCGGAAGTTCCACGCGGCGTCCGCAGCCATAGCCTGACCAGCGACTTTCACCTCCTGAGTGGCGAGGATGGCCGGGACAGCGCCCGCGCCGTTAGCCACGTCAACAGAGAGGGTGTTGGCGTCGGTGATGGCGCGAACACGAAGAACCACGCCGGTACTAACAATCTTGAACAGGGTTCCAATGGGGAACCGGAAGGCAATGCCTGTGACGGTCACGGCCGCTGGGGGACCACCACCAGGGCACGTACAGCCGGTAATCCGGCGGTTCCACAGGTCATCCGTGGTCCACTCGTAGGTGGTGTTGTTGAACGTGAACGAACTCGGTCCACCACACAGCTTCAGTAGGTCCGTAGAGTTGTCCCTCATGTTGAGGAGCAGGTCGTCTACGGCCCTGACCTTGATGTTGGTGTCAATGGGTACAGGGTAACCAGCGGTTACACCTGCGGTTCTCAGGGTAACGATTGAGCCTGGCATGGTAACGAACTCCTATCTAAACTGCTCCGGTCTTTCAATCAGAGCCTTTAGGTTGGCGGACATCGCATCAATGCCTTGGCCCGTACCGAGCTTGAACTCCTTGGGCGCAGGACCAGCACCACCGAGGTCAGAAGCAGCACTAGCAGCAGCAGGACCGGCCGGCTTTTCTGCGGGCTTCCCACCACCCTCGAAGAAGTCGGCCTTTGCACGGAGGGCTTTAACCTCCATGTCCTCTAGGGAATCGTCGTCTTCTATCATCTCAGGGGTGAACCCGTAGGTGCCGTACTCGTTGACCAAACGTAGGGCTTCAACGTGCCGGTGGTAGTCCGCGACGCTCAGGCGGGATTTCTCCACATCCTTCATAGCGTCATCGTAGTTCCACTGTTGCTGGAGAGCCTCTTTCTCTTCCTTAGACATCCCAGCGACTTCGACCTCACGCCGTAGTCTGGTCATCTCGGTCTCTTGCTTCTCTTGTGCCTTCTTCGCCTCCTCTAGTTGCTTGGTCAAGAGCGCGTCCCTCTTGTTCAGCCCGCTCTGGGCCTTGGCGAGGCGGTCCTCAACCTGCTTGCCGATTGCCGCTTGGCCTTCCTCGCTGGCTAGAATCGCAGCGATGTCGGCGACGGCGCCCGAGGGCTTGAGTTCGTCCGGCTGGCTCACCGGGGGCTTTGCATCAGGGGCGGGCTGGACCGGAGCGGGAGACACGTAGTTCTTGGAAAACGGGTCATTCTCCGAACCTGGCACGACTTCTTCAACTTTACCCACAGAAGATTCTGGACTCACAGTTTCCTCCTTGTACTATTGTATCACATCTGGTTGACTATGGCAAATACGGGTCCGTAGCAATGGAGCCTGGCTTGTAGTCCCAAGCCAGAAGGGGCGCTAGAAACTTCGGATTTGCCTTTAGGTACTCGGTAACAACGGGGTCCAACTTGTCATAGTAAGGCTGCATGAATAATGTAGACAGAATGTTCGACACCCTACGTATCTGTGTATCTGACAACTTACCGGGGAAGGTGTTGCCCAAAGACTCGCCGCCCTGAGAGGCAGGAAGGCCGGCAAAGGCACCTAGACCGTTCTCCTGAATCTCTTTATAGAGGTCCGCCCGAAGAGCCGAGCGGTACTCACCAGAGGAGCGGAAGTTCAGGGGCTTCTGACCATTGGTGAGCATGGGTAGGGCAACCGGGTCGGGACCGTACAGGAAGTCCTGTGACCAGGCTGAGTCCTCAAAGTCGTAGTAAGGCTGAAGAGCAAGCCGGTCGAGCCGGAACTGCCTGTCCGTGTCATCCATGGAGGCAGCATAGTCGTTGTCAACCACGGCTGCTGCATCCAACCCGTTATCCCGGCGCCATATTCGGTCCAACTGTTCCTGAAGTGACCAGTCTGTCATACCCGTTGAGGGGTCAAGAGACGCCTTGATAACCTCTTCGTTGTAACTCGTTACCCACTTTTGCTCTTGTGTAGTAGGGTTACGCTCTACGGCGGGGTTTGCATCAAAGAAGGCTTCACGCTGAATACGAGCGGTCTGAAGTACATCTCCTCTCGCGGCTCTATACCATGTACCGTCCTGATAGTGAGGGCTGTTCGAGTCATTATATACCTGGGATATAGAAGCAAGTTGCGCCTCTGTGTCCTTAGAGACCTTATCCATCGCAGCCCAGGCACGTTCCATCGCCTTGGTATTACCCTGTACGTTCTTCGTGTAACTTGGCTCGGCCTGGTCAAAGGCAATGCGCTGGTCGGCCGTAAGTTCCCGGTAGGTCTTGGGCGGACGCTCCTGTCCAGTATTAACGTCATGCACCGTAAGCCCCTGCGCCCGTGCGTAGCGGTATGCTGCCTCATCACGAAGCTGCGCCGAAGACACAGCCGTTGACCTGCCGAGGAAGAACTCGCCTAGAATGGCTCCCATCCGTGGAAGCATAGCACCCTTCGCATCAAGCATAGTGTCGATGCCGAACGGCATGAACATACGCCGGCTAGTATTTATGATGTCCGGCCAGTCAGACCGGGTAGGCCGACCAATAAAGTCCTTGCCGGAGATAACATCAATGAGCTTAGTGGTTATTGGCGCAGACCTGGACCGAAAGAACTCAAACACCGGATTGTCTAGGTATTGTCGTGGGTCATAGAACTTGCTCGGGTCATTGATGGCAGTATCTATGGACCAGACAAAGGACCGCAGCATCGACCGGAAGATACCACCCATGCCGAGCCAGTTATCTCCAACACGTACTGACATGAAACCGGCCTCAAATGGGTTAAGCTGAGGTGTTTGGCCCAGAGCCATACAGGTCGCTGTATAGAGAATTGTTCCCCCCGCCATGAAGTCAGCGAGAGCCCGCCGCGCCTCGCCGCCGGCAACGCCCGGCTCCATCGCCCAGGCAAGAAGACCAAAGGCCGACCGGGTATACCGGGGAGCAAACATAAGGATACCGCCCTCAATCTGGCGCTGCGTCATAGATACACCCAGGCCGCGTGTACTTGTCGTACCGAGCAGGTCCCGCGTCACGGCACCAAGGGACTCAAAATCGCCGTCTGTCTTGGCCTTTGCGTAGATACCCTTCCAGTATTCCCAGCGGCCGACATCCAGCATGGTATCGAAGCCTTGTGCCATCCTACCATACCAGTGGCCGATGCCCGGAATCTTGTAGAGATACCCACCCTGACGGGCAGACTGGAAATACTCTTGGTCACCCATCTGCCGGACCCACTTCAGGAAAGCCGCAAACTGCTCAGGGTACTTATCCGCCTGGGACAGCATATACTTTATGCCCATTGCTGGGTCAGTGCCAAAGGCCGTCCCGTAAGAGCGAGCAACAGCTTTGCCCCACGCTGCTGAGTCTCGGAACAGCAGCGGTAGGCTTTGGATAAACGGATAGTTTGCGTCGGCGCCGGCCTGAAAGGTCCGGGGGAAGTCATTGAGCTTCTGAATAGCGGCCGTAATTGTGTTTCCTTGGTCGTTCATCACCTTGCTCAGACGCTCAAGCATGTCCTTTGGGAACACGTAGCCAGACAGTTTAGGCCACTGTGTAGGAGGTACTTGAGCAAACGCAAAGGAATCCTCCGGGAAGTTTTCGTGTCCGGGGAAAACCTGGGGCTTAACGCGCTCCTCGGGACCTGCTACTCCGCTCCGTAGTCTATCGTAGTCAGCCTGAAGTTCCCGCTTAGCGGCCATGTACCTCTTCATCGCGTTTGGTTGCCGTGCCTTAGCAGCGTCCAAGAGGTCCTTTAGTTCGACTTTATAAGGGGCAGCAATCCTATTCAGTTCCGACTGCGGAGGGTTAAGGTTTCGCACACGCGGGTTGGCGGCTCTAGCTGCACGGGCCGCTTCTGCCTCTACGGTATACCTATCCACAATATCCTGTACCTTACCGGCCGTTTCAGAGTAGAAAGCATCAGGAGGTTCGCCGGCAATAGGGCGCAGGGCTCGGAACGTGCGTTTGGTGCTCAGGTCCTTCATCTGCTTTGTAATGTGCTCAACGAGGCGCTCATCCCACGTCCTGTACGCAGCAGCAATCTTTACATCTACCTTTAGCTCAGGAGACACAAGCTCGCTAATCTGCTTGCCGTACTTCTCAGCAATCTCTGTCAGGTAGAAATCATCCTCCATTCGGCGCATACCGTTCATTGTTGACATTATGACATCAAAGTGGTCTGCACCAATGTTGCCACCGTTCGCCTTAAACGCGGCCTGATACTCATAGATACGAGTCTTCGTAAAGCTACTTCCACCGCCGACTCTACCCCCACGGCCAAAGAGGTTCTCGACAAACTCTACACCCCGCTTCCCTACCTGTGGACCACGAGGAACCCAATGCCACCCCTCTGGCATACCTGCAATTTTCTTCAGCGACGTGCCAGTAACAGCCTCAAGGTGGGCTACATAACTGTCCCACATCTGGTGCTCAAGACTAATGTAGTCCAGGTCTATCTGGGACATTGCAGCCTCTCCTGGCGCTGTGTAATACTTACCACCAAATGAGAGGATGTCGTTCTGAGTCGCGTAAGTGCGTCCATTCTCAACATACCAGGCTGACGTGTTGGCTCGACCTTCCGCAGTAAGTCCAACCTCGCTCACGTCCTTTGTAATGGCGCGGTTCAACCAACCCGACCGAGGTTGCACCACAAGTCGGCTCCAGTTCATCTTGTTAGTAGCCGCAGCAATATCTACGGTTGCGTTGCGAGCAGCCAAGTCCAGTGCCATGGGCTCGTCTAGGAGAGCTTGCGGGTTGAAGGGTATGATGGTGCGCCTCAGTCCTGGCACCCTACCACCTATCTGATATATCCGGCGCCACACGCGACGGAGCAGCCAGTTTGTCCCTACACCCTCCTTCAACGCCTCGTAGGAATCGGGGTGATAGACCTTGAACCTCCTGTCGCCAAGCGTGACTACATTAGGGTCGTGGGGGACGATTACATCGGGGTTGACAATGGCGATGCGGTCCATACCAGCGTCGTAGGCGTCATAGCCCTGCTCACGTACCGCATTGGCAAGCCCGTCAGAGTCCCCCTTGGCTAGGCCAGCCCCCCGTCGAATGGCGTCCGTCTCGGCCTCCGAAGCAATCTTCATATTCGCCGGCACCGAAACCTTCAGCGTCTCGGGCGTTCCGCCCACCAGCTTTCCAGAAGCTTTGGCGATGGTCTCGGCTGTGGCCGGCCTACGGGCCACCCAGACGCCACCCTTGCCGGGAACCACCTTTCCTGTGGAAGTACCGTGATACATGGTTTCCAGGGCGCCAGCAGCAGCAGGCTGCTCCAAAGGAATAGCGGCCCCGCCATACGGCACTACAGTCTCAAAGTCTATAGGCTGGCTGTATGCAAGGCCGTTCTTAAACTGAGTGATTCCGTCCCCAAGTGCAAGGTCGTTGCCAACTAAGGGTTCGCCACGGATAGGGTTAAGCTCTCCAGTGCTAACATTTAGCCGGCCCTCTGGAACCATAACGAACTTCTGGCGAAGCTCAGCACCGAGGGTGGCGGCATCTGTGGCGTTCATACCGGGGAAGAACACAGACTTCTCAGCCTTGAGTCCATTCTCGTAGTAGGCGCCGTCTACCACCTCAGCATTGGGGTAGACACGGCCGTTAATACCTTCGGTCTTCGCCCGCTTAACGAGCTTGTTGGCTTCCTCTAACTGCCGAGCCGGTGTCCAACTCAACTCGTCAATGTTAGGAGACACAACAGAGTAGGGGCGCTTCATAAGATTCTTGCGGAGGTCCACTGCGGAGCCCGTATTAAACGGCTTTTCTACAGCCGCTTCCCCCGCAAGAGCGCTAGGGCTCAGCCAGCCCGTAGCCATTCTTATGGCAGCGTCAGCGCTCATGGCTCCTAAGGCGCCAATAATCTGCCCTTGTGTTTTTGTTAAGCCCACATTGGGAGCTATCTCCTCGCCAGCTGCTCCACCCAGAGCAATTTCTGTGCCCATCCTTATTGTTTTAGCAATAGAGCCGGCGGGCCAGATAGCCATAGTCATTAGAAACAGTGGGTCCGTGCCGGTGTTTATGGCAGAGTTGAAAATCCGCTTCACCGAATCAGGAAGGGCCGTAGCCTCTACCCCTGCCTGACCCATCTCTCGTCCGTGCCCCAACGATAGACCCGTATGGGGAAGCCCAAAAATGTCCGACGTTTCACCGAACAACTCATAGTCCAGAAGCATCTTGTCAAAGGAGCCAAGGCCCTTGCCAATCACCCCCGCCGCCTTCTCTACTAAGGAAGAGGGCCGCTCTGGAGGCACAAGAGTCTTTTCGGCAATCCTCCGAATCAACTCGGGCGTGTTCTCCGGCGCTGACAGCCAAGCCATAGTGTTGCCGCCCTGTTCCTCCTTGACTTCATCATAGACGGCTTGTTGAGCCGCTTTGTAGTTGAGGACCGGGTACACTTCCATATCCTTTTTAGCCCGGTCTGCCGCTATAGACTCTGGTGATATGCCGCGCTCCCCGGCATTGTACCGCCGACGCGCTTCATCTATATCCGCGTCCGTAATGTCTGCCATACGACCAAATGCACTGTCCCTAGCAGAACTAACTTCCTGCATATATGATTGGCTGTACTTGCCCACGTACTCTATTTGACTAGCCACAAAACGGCCGGCGGCGTACAGGTTGCTCAGTCCCCCTAAGTCTTTTTCATCTAGGCCGGCGCTGCTGCCTATCTCGGGGTTTCGTGCAAGGAACGGGGCACTAAAGTCCTGAAATAACTGCTGGTTGACCGCTGGGTCACCCGCGTTTAGGTCAGGAGGCACAAAGTCGGGGGGTGCAGCAGCCGGCTGCTGTGCCTGCTCAACCGCACGGAACTTCTCCATAGCCGGCACAACAGGGGTAGGTAGAGGCTCCTCACGAGCCCGCCGAGCGACGATAGCGTCGTACTCAGCCCGAGAGTCCAACTCCGGGCGCGGAGCGGGGACCTGCGGCTGGTCCTGCTTACGGAACTGTTGCTTCAGTTGAGGGTTCGTAGCTTTGGCAGCTTCCCGCGCCAGCCGCTTCGTTTCCTCAACCAACATGTCAAATTGACCCATTAGGACAATCCCTTAAAGAACTCACGTGTAGCCGCCAGCATGTCCGCGCCCAGCTTCGGGGGCTTTAGGGACACGGCGTTGTTCGTCGGCATCATCGGACGCATCGGGCCGGCAAGCGGCCTGGGCGACAGGCCCAATGCAACGGATGTCTTGGCTATCTGAGCCTTGGCCTTCACCAGGGCCGCAAGTGTACTGCTAGTTCCGCCTCCGCTTGCCATTTTTAAACTCTCCTTGGATTCGCTGTGTAACCAGCCGGTGCCCCTCGAATACTCTTCAACGCGCCTTCCGGGGACCCGGCGTACTTAACCTTAATGTCAGATGGGGACAGAGCCTCGCTCAGGAAGTCCAGGGGTGAGAGCCGAGCGGCCGTAGTAAACTCCTTGGGGACGCCCTGACCGGCCTTATCCATCGCCGCCGAGACCTCTTCGCCCGTACCTGTAACAGTCGTGGGCTCAGTAACGCCCGGTCCTAGTGCCTTATCCAGGGCCGCACCAGCAGCAGTGCCGGCGCCAATGCCACGCTCCTCACGGGAAACCTCCTTCTGAATGAACGGACTGATACCAGACTTGGCGAACTCACCCAGCTTCGCCATGTACTTCTGATAGGTCTCGTTCCTCATCGTATCATAGGCGAACTGAGCCTCTTCGTTGGTCAGCCCACCGTTCTTCTTCAGCCCCTCAATGTGCGTAGCATACGCCTCCTCAAAGCCCCCCAGGAACTCCTCTGCTGTGGGCAGCTTGGTCACATCGGGTATGGGCGGTCGAAGGGTACGACTCACAATGGTCTGACCTGCCGACCCAAACACATCACCGGCATAGGAGTATAGGGCATCCGTCAGGCTCGTCACTTTCTGCCGCAGTCCTGATACCTGTACCTGATTGACGGCTCTACCTAGAGTGCCTGTAATGTTAGAGAACAGCCCACCACTTGTGTCATATCCAGCCGCCAGACGATTCTCGGCGAGTGTAAGCTGGTCCATCGTAGTGCGTAGTTCTTTTCCAACATCCTCTAGGTCCGGTAACGTAGCTGGCACAGAAACGTCCCATCCGAGGTCTGCAAAGAGTTTCCGCAGTTCCTCACGACCAAACGTACCACTTCCACCGGCGGCAAGCTTAGCGGCCATTTCCGCTGCGGTCTCACCGTCACCAGTAGGGGTCTCACCAGGGACAGGAGTTGGTGTTGGTTTGGGAGGCATTATAGTTTCCTTCTGGCCCGCTTGAGCCACTTCTGCAATTCCGCACTGGTCTTAGGCATATGGACCTTCTTCTCATCCTCAGATGGGATAGGCGCATCGGCCTTCTTACCGAAGCCGAATGTATCTCGTACAAGCCGGTCTGCTACTTCAGGTCCGATAATCATTACATCCCCAGCAATCCGAGGTTGCTACCACCCTCACTAGGCTGTCCCTGACCCGGCCGAGGCTGTCCACCGCCCGTGGCGCTAGGAGCACCCGTTTCTGGGCCGGGACCCGGCTGGGCCATTGACTCAGCCGCCATTGCCATCTGCCTGTTCTGAACGTCCTCGGCAAACGCCTTCTGAAACTCGACCTGGCGTATCCGCGCGGCGAACTCGTGCTGGCCGGCCTTCTCAAGGGCCTGGGCCACATGCTCTAGCACGAACACGGGGTCGAGGTTGGCGATGTCCTCGAAGATGCGGGAAATCTCGCCCTCGGGGTCATCCAACTGGAACACCTGGTCGAGCACCGTAATCAGCGACATGAGCGGACGCCTCGGGTCGAGCAGGATGCGAGCAATCTGTGCCTTGATGAGCAGGTCCTCGGGGAGGGCCGGCTTGAAGATAGGAAGCGGCTTGTACTTCCGAATGCCAAGGTCGGCCTTTGGGTCGAACTCAACACGGAAGTAGCTGCGCCGGGACCGCACCACCAGGGACATGGTAGGTAGGTTCTTCGACGCCTGCAACTGAGCAAGAACGTGACTACCCATCAGCCGCCCGAAATCGGTTAGGCCCACGTTGTACGCCTCGATGCCGTTCCTCGCCGCAGCGATAACCTGTTGGAACAGGATGCCGGTGCCGGTGAAGCCGCTGGCGGACTGGATGATGTCAGCGAGCGTGCCCCGCTGCCTCTCATCCTTCAAGATGTCCAGCAGGCGCCAGGCGTCAGAGTCGATAGGATGGGGCTCGAAGCGCTCAGCAGACTCACCGATACGGAGGGGAATCTTCTGGTTCATCCCCTCCTGGAACTTCGGCACATCACCGGAGATGGTGTGGAAGGCCCACTGGCCGAACGTGCCGATGCTGAAGTGCTGTAGCGCCGTAGCGACCAATTCATTGTACTGAGGAATGTTCTCCTCAACCGCGCTAAGAAGGCCGCGTCCGCTCTCCGCTACCCAACCGGACGGGTCATTCCAGGTGGGGGCGGTCATCCCGAGCATCGTTGCCCGCACCCTGATGTTCTCGCTTACGCGAGCAAGTGCCGCCGGCTTCGTGCGAATTGGGATGCCATTGACCGGCACACCGACGACGGGCAACTGCTCCGGCGTCAGGCCGTGCTCCTTGGGCTCAATCAACCAAGCCGACACAGGTTTGAGGGGGCTGGAGCCCTCGCTGGGACTGACGGAAACCAGCGTCCCGGTAACTCCCTTGCGCCCCGGACGGTCGTTAGACCAATACTCCACCTTGTCGCACGTGGCGTTGTCATCGAAGCCCTTGAGGTCCTGGTCGGAAAGAGCCTCCGGGTAGAAGTTCTTGAGGTCCGCAAGGGTCGTAGTCTTCTCTGCAAGGAACTCAGACAGGCCAAACCCGTCAAATACAGGGTAGACCTGCCGGGGGTCATACATCTCAGCAATGAGGGGGCTGGGCCAGCCGTTGTCCGTAGCCCAGGTCGTGATGTGGAACTTGCCCCAAATCCAGCCGCGCATCAGAGCGTACCACGCAACCTGCTTCCATAGGCGCATCTCGCCCCGGAGCAAGAACTGCTCGTCAACATCGTCAACGATACCGGCGAGGGCGCGCTCAATCTTGCCGATAGCCTTACGCTCGTCCGGCTGTATCTGGCCGGCAGGCGTATCTATGCGCCAGTACGCATCATTCGTAGTGAGAATGGAGACAGCCTTGTCGATAGCGACGCGCGGGTCGTTGGTGATGAACCGTCTGAATCCAATCGGCTTGGACTGCTGAAGCAGGTCCAGAAGGAGGTACATGTTCAGCCAGTAGTCTTGGCGGTCGTGCAGTGGTTGCCAGTACCGCTTACCTAGCTCTAGCTTCTGTTGGACGACCGAAGCGAAGGCCGTGGCGTCAATGGTGGATTCAGCTTTCTTTGCCATTACATCATCCAGTTCTGGTGGCTTTGCGCGACCTGTGAATCACCCCCGGTTAGTGAAACAGTCCGCTTCGGTGCATACGGAGCTATTGCGAGGAGTCCTGCCAGAGTCATTACCATGTCGTCGTGCGCTCCCGTCCTAGCCTGAGCCTTTAACGAATTGCCGGCCTTCTGCCAAGTGAACGCTCCCATCTCCATGAGGGCTACCGCGTCGTGGAAAATCAGGGTGTGGCCGAAGAACGCGGCACGTAGTCCCCCTAACATCTTATCACGATTTGTCGAACTTGTATACCACCCACAGGACGGTTTTGATGGTTCGTTGACAATATCGTAATAAAGGTTCGGGTAGCGCAGGTCGTTGAGCGCAACGGACAACGCGGAGAGCCCGTAAGAGTTGCGCTCAATGCCCAGGTAGGCGTTGTTGTAGTAGTGCCCTACCGCGCAGGCCATCGCGCCCGACCTCTCGGGCGTGGTACGCACGCGCAGCGCGGCGACAACGTGGTTCGCTGCCACGTCCAGCACCCCGATGGTGGAGTAGTCCTCAGACTGCCCCGTAGCTGTATCGAGCCAGGCGACGTAGCTCTTGCCCGGAACCGGCGCCTCCCAGACGTTGAGCATCCCGCCTCGGAACTCCACGGTGTTCGCGCCGTAGCTAAGGGAGGTCAGCACAAAGGCCGGGGCGTGTATCATCTCGGTGCGGTAGTAGTTGATGTGGTCGAACTCGGAGTCAACAAAGTAACATTCCCCAGCGGCCAGGAAGCAGTCGTTGAGGTTCTCGGGGTACTCCTGCTCGAACAGCGCACCCGTGCTGAGCAGAGACGCACGCTTGATGCGCCTCCATAGAATCTGGCCCGGCACTAGGTCGTGGTCTGACATGAGCCGGCGCTCCAGGTCCGTAGGCTGGAAGTCCCGAAGCATGGCGTCCACATCAAACAGGCCCGATTCCCGGTACGAATCTATGTGGTAGGTCTTCTCGTGCCACCACTCGTACAGATGCGCCGACCACTCTGACATCGGGTCGAACAGCCGGGACTTCATCACGTAGTCATAGAACAGCCCCTCGGCGCCGTTTGGCGTGGATTCAATGTCAAACCAGCCGTATGGGGGTGGAGGACAGGCCGGCAGCAAACCGCCGATAATGAGCCGGTCCCGGCCGGCCGGCCAGTGGGCTACCTCGCTGGCATGAACGATGTGAGCGGTCTGCACACCCCGCTTTCCGGCCTGTTGCTGTGCGGACGCCCAGATGAAGCGATTGTGCATCCTTTGGCCGATAACGAGTTCGTAGTCGTTGTCGGTGATGAAATCGAACGGCATATTTGCGTTTGCGAGGTCTACGAGGTGGTGCTTGATTCTGGCACGGAACATCTGCGTCATTTCGTCGGTCTGAGTGACGACAACGCAGTTAAGGCCAAACGCAGTAGTCATCCGGCGCACGTTCCGCGCCATGATGTCCGAAGAGGCTCTGGTCTGCCTACCCTTGACGGTGATGTCCCTACCCGTGTGGTAGGTCTGCATAAGCTGCTGTTGGGCAGTGAGCTTGAACTCTACCGTCTGTCCAAGCTCGTTGGGGATGGTCAGGAACGTTTCTATCCACTCCCGCTCCATCGCGGGGTCGAAAAGCAGGTCCTTAACCGCGATTTCGCCCATTTAGCCCTTCCGCCGGGCTCCGGTGCCGCCGTCCTTGAAAATAGCGGGCGCCGGCTCGAAAATACGCCTCATCAGCTTGTGGCAATGGGTGCAACGCACCTTTGAGAGGTGCAAAAAGTCCCTTTTGACCATTCTGCTGACGCTGCAGTCCTCACAGAGGTACTCGTAAGTGGGCATTAGCCCTTTCGTGGCTTTCTACCGCCGGAAATCCAACCGAAATAGCGCTTTTGAGCCGCTGTGAGGGGCCTTCCGTTGGCCCGACCCTCTTTCAGCATCTTCTTGGCCTTCTCAGCGGACATTTTGGCGGCTTTGTGGGTCCCGATGTGTGGCATATTAGCTCCTTGGTAGCGGGGGTGGGAGTCGAACCCACTATT